CCTTTTGATCCGTCTTATCTTTGAACGTGTGCAATAAATAACCAAGCGTTGATTCAAGCGCAGTTATTCGCTCGGAATTTTCCGCCGATACCTTTGAAATTAAATCTTGAAAATCATTCTTATATTCGTCAACTGGAATGAAGTCACGTTCCAAGATTTGATTTTCCCAAATGTAACCTTCGACATCAATATAAGATTGAAGAACGACTGAATTCTTTGTCACTTTTGCCACCCCATTTCGAAACGGAATCAAAGAAACGTCTTTCGTATCTTGAAGCATCTTCAATCCGATTGAATCAATCATGTTTAAATGATTTTCATTGAATAGATAAGTTGACTTTGAACAATAGTTCCAAACTTTTATTTCACCGCGCGACATCAAGAATTGTAAAACGAAATCTTTTATTTGATCGGCGGATGAAAGACGAACTTTGTTTTCTTGAACTCGAACGAAAGTCGGTTTTTCAGCATTTTCCGGATAATATTTATTGAATCCATTCTTGACCAAGAATTCAGCATATTTCAAAGGTTCAATTGTAATTGTTTCGCCGGACTTCTTTTGTTCAATTATCCAAAAAATATCTTCGGAAGTTGCAAGATCCGTTTTGATGTCGTCGATGACATCTTCATCAACGTTCAATTGCTTTTTAATGTCGCGTAAATTTACGCCTTGTTTCAATTTCAATTTAACCTTTTGAACCAAATCGACATTCTCGAAATATTTGATTCCTGGCGAAGCTTTTTTGTACGCGCTTTTAATGGTCAAAGTTAATTCTGACAAAGTGAACGATTTCGAAATGAAATTCGCCTTCAAATAATATTCGGCCGTATCTTTTGAAATGTTGTATTCACAAAAGCAAGCTGCAACCTTAAAAATGTAAGCGTTCCGGCTGCCTTCGATAAATGAACAACCGAAATCAAATTTCATTATCCGTTCAATTATCTTGTCTTCGTCGGTCAAGATACATGTTGGCGCTTTTTCGGTGAAGTCGAATCCTTTTTCTTGGTCAATGTCGGTGAATTCTTGACAAAATTCGTTGATGTAAGCTTCAGGATCAAATGATTCAAAACAAACCCTTGAAACGTTGCATGAAGTTTTATCAAAGTAGTCACTTTGGATGAACTTTTCGAACGATTGAAATCTTCGTTTGTGTTCGTCTTTGCTTGATTTCGGAATCTTAATAACTACCTTCAATCCTTTTCCACCTGGCGAAGTAAATACCAAATAAACAAACGGACAATTTTGCAATCTTTGCCGTTCTTCATTCATTGTGGCGTCATCCGGATAATCGTCGAAGTCCAAAACACAAAGTCCTGAATGTTCGACAAGGCCGTTATCGTTTCGTTCGTTGAATGTTCCGTTGAACATTATCGCCAGTAGCGAATTTTTCAACGCTCGATGTTGTTCGGAATCTTCGTCCATTTCGCGAAGTCGTTCAATCTTTTTATTTAGATCTGAATAACCGTTCTTTATTCTTTCGTAAACATCAAGAATCGTCAAAGTGTACGGTGTTTCTTTGCTATTGAATAAGCTTTTGAAAACGGAAACTTTTGGAATTGTCATTTTTTGTAAATTAAAAAAGCCAAAAACCTTTCGCGGATGCAGTCGCTACTCGGTTAATGGCCTTAAAAAATTTTGTTTGCTGCATCTATTTTGTAAAAGTAATATTTTTTTTATATAAATCGTAATTTTTTGTAAATATGTTTAAAACGTGACGATGTTGTTTGTTTCGTGACGATAAATTGCGCATCGTCACGGTTATCGTCACGGCTTAAAATCAATGTGGCATTGTCTTTCCGACCGAGCGTGACGATGTGACGATAAATTTTAAAAAAATTGAGATAAAAAACGTCTTTTCTATTTTTACCACAATCTCTCATTGTTTTCGTATCGTCACCGTCACGCTTTGACCTTGTTTCTTGACTGGTATTGCCTTTCAACCCGTGACGAATGGTTGCGGTATCGTCACGCATCGTCACGCAATATAATTTTTGTATTGATTATTCTTGATTCTTGCTTGAACTAATGATAAATCGTACATTGAATTACAATTTTCGATGTCTTCAATCAAGTTTCTTTGTTTGTAAATTATTTCTTTTCCGGCAAATTCTTCTTGAAGCTTAAATGTGTCCATTAAGAAAAGCTTGTCGTTTTGGTCTTCGTAATACTTCGCCTGGTTGATTCCATAAATAACCGTTGAATGACTTAATTTGAACATTTCGCCAATCCGTTCAAGTCGGATTCCATGCTTTCGCAAAAGTCCGAATAAATACCACCGGCGATGAACTAAATAACGCGGTTTCGATTTTTCCATTAAATTTTGTTCTTCGATTATTTCTTGAATTCTTTCAATCATAGCGTTTCGACTTTTAAAATTAGTTTTGGCCACATGGCCATTAATTGCAAAGCATGTTCCTTGTCATAAGCTTCAAGGATTCGGATTCCGATGCGCTTTTTTCCGCTTTCGAAATAATTAAATGTGACTTTGTATCTTTTCATTTGATTAAATATTTATTGTTAATTTTTTCTAATTTATAACCAATCTTTTCGTACATTTTCAAATAACGATAAATGGATCGTTGACTGATTCCAAGATAACGCGCCATTGAATTGATTGGTCTCGGTTTAATTTGCAAAAATTGCATAAGCTTAATTATGCGCATCATTCTAAATTGGTTCATTGTAGCTTGGTATTTCGTTAAATTCTTGGTTGTCTAAATAGTCAAGATATAAATCAAGGTTGAAGCTGCCGCCTTTGTCGCCTTCGCATGATTGTTCGCGCCACCAGTTCATTTTTCGTTTCAATGAAAAGGTTGTTTTTGTGAATTGATTTTCTGTGGTCGCAATTTGCGACTTAATTGTTTTTTTCATGGTGCTTATAATTTAGTAAGTAAACTTTTGGTGATATTTCTTCGCAATGTGTTAAATTCATATCTTCAAAATTTCGATTGAAATCTTCAAGTTGTAATTTAAAAGTGTGATATTGGTCAACTTCAATGTTGATGCCGGTCAAAATGATAATGTTGATCCTGGATAATTCTTTCATTTTTTGACAAGCTTGATCAAAATTCCAACAGTTGTCCAAAACGGCGAACGCGCAAACGGTGTCAAATGATTTTGGTTCGAATGTTGATTCTTCAATCGCCATTTTAATTGAATCGGTATTTTCAACCGGAAACGCGTCGATGCCAGTGTAATTGATTTCACCTGGTATAAATTTTCGAAGTGTTTGCGATCCGCAACCAACATCAAGAATCGAATTCCCGTAACCGCATTTTTCTAAATGGTCGCCATAATTTCGAATCGGTTTTTCCAATTTAATGTTGTCATCATAATTTTTCCAAGATGCGCGCCTTTTCTTTAAATTGGCGGTTGCATCAATCCATTGTTGTTTTGTTACTTTCATTTTTCTATTTTTAGTATTCATTAAAATAATCCTCGTCAAGTTCTCGACTTTCAAGCCATTCATTGATTCCATAATAAATCAAATCTTGAAGAACAATGTCTTCAATTGCCGATTTCACTTCGCGCATTTCTTCAATGCTTGGAAAGTACGGATGACATACTCCATTGATCCATTGTTCACAATCTTCGGCATAAACGTCAATTGTTGCTTCTTGTGTTTCTTGGTTGTGACTGGCAAATTCCCAGTTGAAAAAAAGACAAAATTCAATCTTGTCAATTTTGTAATATAAACTCAAATTGTTTTGGTCTATAAATTCTAATTCTTCAATATTCATTGGTTCAAATTTTTAGCAAAGTTAAATCCACTTGTTCGCGCCTTGTCGGTTTGTTCGTCTTCGTATTTCAAAGCTTGAATTATTAGTTCGTCATATAAATTCCAATCTTGATTGATAATGATTTTTCCAAGATTGTCTTTCAATTGATTGTTGAGCCATTCAACCGCCGTTTGTTCTTCTTTCATGTTTTTAGTTATTAAAGTTTATTAATTTCATAAATTGGAAGTTTTTTTACGCTTTCATAAACACGACCTTTGTGAGTAAATTGAACGTAAAACAATTTCCACATCATTCCGTCAAAAATAGAATACTCAACGCCGCCCAATTTATTAATTTCGGAAAGTGTTTTTTTGTATTTCACATTTGAAACGTCTAATGGTTTTTTAGCCATTGCCATTTTTTTGTTTTCTAATCTTTTAGAAATAAGTCCAGTTGTACGGTTGTTTAAATTTTTCATAATTTTTAATTTAGTTGATTAATTATTTTCAAATCTACGGCGTTATTTTATAACTGCAAAACTTTATCAACATTTTTTTTAATAAATGCACAAATTTAGAATCATTCTAAATAAGGAAATGGACATATTTTGTCCTCGTGTATAGAAAAGGCGATAATTTGAACATAAGAAATAAGGTTATTCCCTTAAAATTGCGGACAAAAACAAGGTTATTGCCTGAATAACGCTAAATAAAAATAGCAAAAGACGGTTGTTTTGTAAATTATAATGGAAAAATTAATGCAGTTAAACGGAATTAATCCGATTATCGTGGAAAATTGTCAAGTTTATTGAACCAAAAACTTAAAAGATGTGCGTCAATCGTGCCACCTGGCCGAATTCTTTGTGATGCAAAAATCCTTCGAGCGCTTTAATTGAAAGGTAGCCTTTTTTGTGATGCCAAGAATCCGTCCCGGACGGACTTCGCAATGATTCAACGGTGATTCCGATGTAATCGCGCGAAGATTTATGGTGAATGTGATGAGTGTAAACGTATCGATGCTTTGATTGTGACCATTCAATCGGAAATTCCGCAGCCATTAACAAAGGAAGATCTTGTTGCTTTGCGCCGTCGCCATGCGTCGTGCCGATTAGATTCTTTCCATACAAAAAACCTTTGCGATGTGCAATCGAACAATCGAAAGTAATGTTCTTTGAATCTTTGAACCAAGTTTGGATCACATCGGCCAAGAAAAAACCGGACATGTAATCGTGATTCGACGGATTGAAAGTGAAATGAACGTCCGCGATTGGCAAAAGCATTTCAAGAATTTCAACATATAATTTCTTTGCGGTTAAAAAATTCGAATACCAATTTCCGTCGGTGTCTTGTGGTGTTCCGCCGGTTGTGGTGCGGTTCGGCGTGTCAACATGCAAAATGTCATTGCCACCAATGAAAAGAATTTTATCTATATTGAATCCTTTCGCCTTGTTGATTATTCCTTGAACGCCTTCGCGAACTCGTTTGACGGCCACCTGGCAATTGTAATCTTCGCCGGTTTCGAAAGCTTCGACCAGTTTGCCGATGTGAATGTCCGCCGGATCAATGACCAAAAGATGACCTTCAATGACTTCGTCGCGTTCAATTGGAATGTATTTCGGAATGTAATTTGAAATCGAATCAATGATTTCTTGTTTCATCGCTTCGAATCCTTGTTGATCTTCGGTCTTAAAGTTCGGATTTCTAAAAAATAGTGATGCGGTTTTATTCTTTATCCAACCATGTTTGACATCCTGGTCATTGATGTCCATTTCATTCGCCGTTTTTTTAATCGCGCGATATTGACTTAAGATTTCGGCTTCGTCTGGTTTTAATCGCGGTCTGTGTTTGTTAGTCAAACGATTCTTCTTAATTTATCAATGATTCGCAAAACAAAAAAGGTTGCGAACCCGGCCAAAAAACCCCAAAAGAATAAACTCCAATTCGTTTTGCGTTTTGTTTGCTGAATTTCTTTTCGCTTTTCTTTCGAATCCTTATAAATATATTTGTATTTCAAAACGTCTTGTTTGACCAATTGCGTTTTGTAACGATATTCGATGCGAGTCTGCCATTTCGTTTTGGGAATTATAACATTCTTGAAAAACACAACCGTATCGGTAAATTTAAGTATTTTTTCGTATCGTATCGTATCACCAACATAATAAGCAATTGAATCAATGGTTGCAATTCGAATCGTGTCGCTATCTTGGACAAGCTTCAAGCCGTGTTTTAACGCCTTTTTATAATGATATTGCGCCAATCGTTCGGACGAACAACCAAACATCGTTAAAACGCTTAAAAATGCGATTAACTTTTTCACAATTCTATTAATGTGTAAGTGAATTTATTCCCGAACGCGTCCTTTGCTTTATTAATTATCTTCATAAATTCCACAAAATTCGCGTTGTATCTGAAAACTTGACATCCTTCGGAAAAATAGTCAACATAAGACGGATCTTTGTAAATGGATGAGCGGTGAATGTTGATGCCGAACATACCGGAATCAATTACTTTTTCATCTTGAATTTTATCTTTGTTGTTGTCGCGATATACGGAAACGTTTCCCAACCTTTGACAAAGCGCTTGATATTTTCCGTTGTGCATGCTTACGGCGTAAACGCCTCGATATTGTCCCGGAACTAATCTGGCAACGCCCCGCGAACTTCTTAAAATTTCAGTTGGTTTTTTACCTGGATCGGTTGTGATTGTCCATTGATGAAATTGCCAAACTCCGTTAACCTTATAAGACAAGGTCAAAGCATCGTCGAACTCGTTTGTCACCTTTTTTCCGCTTTTTAAATTGCGAACGCCGACAATGTTTACGTCGTAATCTTTTGCGCTGTTGAACCAAACGAATCCTTTGCTTTTTACCGCTTGTTCAATTTGTTCCCTTGTGTAACTCATGTTTATATTTTTGAATAAATCATTGCTTTTATCTTTTCCCTTTGCAGAAAATTCAAATAATCAAAAAATTTTTTTATCATTTAATTTCGTTTAAATCTTGTTTGATTTCTTTCGCTCTTAAAAATAGATTGCGAAGTGAATCCCAAATTGAAATTTTTCGGATTGCGATATAATTTTCATTGATTGACATGACTTCGATTGAAACCAATGTCAAGGCCAAAATTTTCGTCAACATCAAAGGAACTGAAAAGAACGTCATGATAATATCATTTAAGATCCAATAATCAATCAAGTAAAAACCGATGACCGCCAGTTCATATAAAAACAATTTTGAAATAATAGCGGAAAGCTTTCGCGATGTGATTGGAATGTTTAACTTTTTAGATTTCCAAATTCCCGTCAACGTGTCAATAAATATCGCGAATCCGATCAAGAATAAAATTCCCGATATTGGCAAAAAAAAAGCGCCGATAATTCCAAGTAATTTTGGCGATGCCAGGCGAATATTACTTAATAAAATGAATAATTGAATTTTCATCGATTTGTAAATTGTTCAAATAATTGATGAGTCAAAAATAATCCAAGCGCGACGCCTCCAAGCTTCAAAAATAACGCGTCTTCGAAATACATTGCGATTGCCGTTCCATAAGCGGAAACAAAAAACAAAAATGACAATGATCGAAGATGCTTGTTCATATGTATTATGCTTAATTGTTCTTAAAATCGTAATTGTCAAAAGGTATTTGACACCAATTTTCTTCGTCGTAAATGTTGACGGCCATGTTCATCGTCCAACCGGCCGTAACGTCGTGCGATCGGTTGATAAATGGCGTTGTCGCGATTGTTCCTTCAACGTCAAGGAATTCTTCGAATCGCCATTGCTTGAATGTCGTGTGAATGTCCTTGCAAATGGACAAACAATCGGAATGAATTTCGTCAATCTGGCGATATTCTTGTACGTTGTATTTGTCCGCTATTGAAATAATGCAATTGACTCCGACAAAAAAATCACCCATTGATCCTGGTTGCAAAGTCACAATCATTATCGGATAATTTACCGCATCGCGTGAAACGGCATCAAGATAATCGCCGAAAAAGAAATCATTAATTTGACGGTGTTGCGTCGCAATTATTTCGAATTCCTTTTTTAGTTGATTCAGCGTTCTTTCCATGTTTTAAAAATTTTTTTAGTTGTTCAATTTGTTTTTTAGACGCTTTGAATTTCATATAATAAAATTAATTGGTGTATAGCCTGAACGATCTTTTCGCATGTCTTCGGAACAATGTCCGGGACTTGAATTCGTTTCAATATATTCCGGGTATTTCGTGCCATTATCAGCCATAAGATGAACGATTAATCTTTCTTTGTAGAAATACGCGTCTTTTCGTAATTGATCGCGCAAAGCGCTTGTTTCGCTATCGGTGTTCGGTTGAATGTTTTCATCCTGGATGCGACCAACCGATTTGTTCGTCAATTTTTCATTTAATAGTAACGCGCAGCGATAGTCAACGAACGCAACCAAACAAGGAACGACGAAATCATTCATCAAATCAAGATAATCTTGTGTCCAAGTATTTGTTTGAACGCGCAAAAGTAAGGCCTTGAATAAAGGTGTTGATAATGCCGGTTGCAATTGGATGTCTTGACTTCGTTTAATAGCCA